AAAATCTAGTTGACAACAACTAATATGTTGATAGTTTAACGGTTTTAATGAGTTCTTGTGCTACAATAAAATCATTCAAAGAAGTAAAAATAGAGAATCTTAAACCTTTTCCTGATAATTCTTTATTCCCAGCTTCAAGAGAAACAATCGAAAACCTAAAAAAGGAAATACAAACGCATGGATTCCAGCATCCGATTAGTATTACTCCTAACAATACTATATTGTCCGGACATAAAAGAGTCCAAGCTTGCAAAGAATTAGGTTTTGATACTATCCCCGCTTTTATGGTAGATGTAAGCAAAGATGATGAATTCCTTTATTTTCTTAGGCAAAATACTATTCCAGAACAAATTACTAGGGATATTAGAATTCAGATATATAAACGATTCTTAAAAGAAGTATTTGTTGGGCGTGCAGTCAAAGAAGAAAAAATAAACAAAATATCTAGTCGAATTGGGATTCCTAAGCATATTATCGTCAAAGATATAGCCTTTATCCGTAAAGGCAACGCTCCGAAAGTCTCAGTCGATATTTTAACAGATATTTGGAGGAAAAAACTAGCAAATCCAAAAATAAATTTTGCACTCACAGAAAAAGGCTGGATATGCAAAATCCAAGATCGGAATTTTGAAACTTCCTTCGGTCCTACCCAAGAATTTAAACTTATTGCGAAAATCGTTTTTGACGCAGGATTATCAAGGCACTTTGAAACTAAGGCTATCTCAGAGACAGCAATAGAACTAGGGAATGAGATTAAAAGAATTAGAGAGTATTATTCAGTATCACAAGTAGAACTTGCACAAAAATTGGGTAAAAGTCAGTCTACTCTATGTGAATGGGAAACTGCTAAAATCCATCTAACCAGATCACACGTAGAGAAAGTTGAAAAAGCCTGTCAAGAAATTGCAGGTGTATCAGTGAGGGACTAAGATAATGGTAGCGAAAAATAAAAAACCAAAAAAAATACTAAAAAATACTAAAAAATACCCAAAAATTGAAGAAGAAAACAAAGATAGAAAGTACCCTAACATTACAGAAGCACAAGAAAGAGCAGTCATAATGAGGGCTTGTGGTTCAAAAATCGAACAAATATCTAAGGCTCTAAATAAATCAAAACATACTATATTTCAGTGGTTTAAATCACCAGATGTAAGGCAGGCATTAGAACAAGAAAATTTAGATATAATTGCTAACCAAAGAGATTCTTACGGTCAAATCACAGAAATGGCTTACTCAGCAATTAGGGAAAATATACAGGGAGATCCATCTTTAGCATTTGCTTGGTTAAAAGAGACCGGACATTTACCTAAATCTACTGATAAAGCAGAAAAAGAAAGGGTTGTGGAAGAAATACTAAAAAGAATGCAATCTAGTTTAATTGAGGGTTGAGAGTGCTACCACTACCTAAAAACGAGTTGGATAGGCTATTAAAAGGTTTTAGTGCGAAGGATACCATAGAAATCTTATCTATGGTTGAATCTAGATTAAAAGAATCTAGAAAACAATCCAAAGAAAACAAACAAAAACCACTATCCGATTTCAAAACGTTTATAAATACCTACTTTTCTCATTATATTACAGCAGAATTTGGTATATGCCAAAATCAACTGATTCAAGACGTTGAATCTTTCCGAAATCGTAATTCGAGAAAACCCATACGAAAAACTAGGGCTATGCCAAGAGGTTTTGGGAAATCGTCAATAATAACTCTTTTCGGCGTTTTGTGGTTAGTTTTGAATGGTGAACACAAATTTGTAATAATTCTATCCAGTTCAAAAGGCACAGCTTCGGGATTTTTACAAGCAATAATAGATGAGATAGAGCAAAACGACAAATTGGTAGATGATTACCCAGAATTAAAGCCAGCTATTGATTTTAAGGGTCAAACAGTCGCTTGGAGAGATGCAGAAATAGTATTTTCCAATGGTGTTAGAATCATGGCTTTAGGTTGGCTTAACTCTGTACGCGGGTTGAGAAAGAAGAATAACCGACCCGACCTAATAATTTGTGACGACCCTGATGAAGAAAAAGACGTAAATAGTGAAACTAGGATGGATAGGAAATATCGTTGGTTCGATAGAGCGGTGTTACGTCTAGGTGGAATTTTAGGAGTCGATGTGTTCGTGAACTACACTACTATCTCAGAAAATTGTGTTGGTGAATATATTTATAAAAACGATCAAAAATACTCAGATTGGGATAGAAAAAAATTCAAAGCAATCGAAATTGACCCAATAACAGGAAAAGAATATTCCACGTGGGAGCAAGGAGCACCCTTGCAAATGCTTTTAGAGGAAAGGGAAGCAGATCCTTTAGGTTTTGCTACTGAAAAACAGAATGAACCGTTGGCAGAATCTTCGCAAGTATTCAAAAATAAAATCCAAGTTTATGGTTTCCCTCCTACAGGTGACTGGACAGGTTGGAAATTGTCTCTAGCCTGTGACCTATCGTTAGGTAGAAGTGAACAAGGTGACTATTCTGCAATTGTAGGGATTGCTATGAGTCCAGAAGGGCATTTTTTTCAAATATACGAGGATATTCAAAGAAGAACGCCCGATCAAATAACAAGAGATTTGATTGCTGCACTACTAATGTTCCCTTACAATATAGCAGGGGTTGAAACTTCTGGAAATCAAGCCTATTTTTTAGGAGAAAACCTTAATTCAGGCTTCCGTAAATCAGTCGCAGACTATAACAAGGTAAATGAAAAAAAAATACTTACTCCATTAGTCCCTATTGAATCTAAAGGTGACAAAATTAAACGGATAGTTGGACGCTTGCAAACCCCTATATCCACAGGACTATTAAAATTAAGAAATGACAGTATTTTCCTTTATAAACAGTTAAACGAATTCCCTTTTGGATACAAAGACGGTCCTGATGCATTAGATATGGCATTTGATTTGTTAGTAAATGCTCCTATTGTTAAATCTAGTTCAGGGCAAGTCAAGGCTTCTGGAGCAACAAAAACAGTAACGGATATTCAAAGAGAACGGTTTGCAAAACTAGGAATTGATTATGATTCACTAAAAAACGGTTTTAAATAAATTAAAGGAGTCCATATAACATGGCAAAAGCACAAAAAGAAACAAAAGAAGAACAAAAAAAAGAGATTGGGGTAGTTGACCCTTTATTAAATGAAGTTTTGGAGAAATTCGAGGCTACAAAAAACGAGCTAGACAGAATAAAACAAGAAAAAGATACTTTAGAGGCTACTATCAACAAATTAAAATCCGAAATTGCCGATTCTAGTAAGAGTTCTGTGAATTTATCCGAAATGGTTTTAGATAAATTGAGATATTTAGCGAGCAAAGACCCTAATAGTCTAGCTAGTATATTCCCTAAAATCTCAGATAGGGTTAAACAATTTGAAAAATCTAAAGAATCTTGGATTTCAGGGGTTCAACTGATTGCAAATGATGTAATATCAGTGCTAAAGTAAATTTTATTGGGAGGGTAACTATTATCCGTTACACTCCCAACTTTGTTTTATCAATTATTCTTCTTACTTTCTAAGAAAAGTCTGGTTCTTTCCAAAAGTTTTTTCGCTTTTTCCCTATATTGTGCGTGGATTTCTTTTTGATACCTATTCCGAGCTAAAAAAGAATCGTTATTGCTCAAAGATTTCTCTAAAAGGAATTCTCTTCTCTCCGAATTTAGCAATTGCCTATCCTCTATGTTTTTTATAAAAAACAATAGATTGATAACGCAAAAACTTACTGAAATTATAAATGCTATCGTTTCGCAGTTCAATTTTTGTTCTCCTTAGGTTTTTTACCGATTATTCAAACCCCTGTATATTGTCAATAATATGGAAAGAGAAAGCCCTTATTCACCCTATTTATTTCAAAGAGAATTGACATATGCGTTCCTGAAATCTTGTCTGTGGTATCAATACACTATTTTAGGAAATCCTGATGGGATTAAATACGATATAAAAAAAGGTTTATGGAAAGAGTCTACCAATTGGATTAGATCAAAATTCTTCGGTTCTTTAAACAAAAGACCTGAATATGTTGGTGGCACTATCAAAGTTGATTCAGGTGAAATGCCTGAAGGTAAGTTTAAATATAAAAAAAATCAAATAGAATTCCCTTATGGTGTAATAGATAGGGATAATTTAGAGGAAGAAGATCAAGAAATATTCGATTTTATCAATCAAAATTGGAACGAGGTTTACGAGGAATACAGGGATAAATCTACTCTATTAGGGCACTTAGCAAGTATTCTAGTAAATAAAGGGGAAAAAGAAGAAGTTATCAAAGAGTGGAATTTGGATTCAGTGCAGGAAAATCTTACGAAAAAATATGATTTGCCAGGACTAGACGAGGTTGAAAAACTCATGGAGCAAACAGGATTTGATCGTGAAAGAGTTTATCAATTGATTTATGCAAAATCAAAAGGTGCTGAATGGTTAGCAGTTTATGATGAAAATGGGAAACGGCAAGGGAAAGCTTATGAAACTATTACTCAAATGTATCGTGAACAAATAGCCGAAGCGTTAGTCCGTGGTGCTAGTGTGGAAGATATTAAATCATTGATGATTTTCCCTGATGACAGCTCAATCCCCAAAGACAGTGAGGGGAAATATCAAGAATATTTCGAGGAGCATTTAAACCGAAATTGGCACAGATTTGCAGTAACTGAAGCTGCAATAAATTTCGAGAATGGGAAACTATTGCAAGGATTGGTTGAAAATGAAAAAGGTTCACCCGTTTACTATAAATACGTTAGGCAAACAGTAAACAAAAAATCGAAGCACAACCCTGTAACTTGTGATAAATGCCTAGAGTGGTCTAATGAAGGGATTATAGCGAGGTTATTCGCTAGTGAAAGCGATTTCCAGAATTCTGAATACTATGGTGGGAATGATGATTTGGATAATGAACCTATTGCAACTAAGGCAATATGGGTTGGGAAATCGAATGCTGATCGAGGTGGGATGGGGTCTTGGTGGGTATGCACTCCAGCACACCCCAATTGTGGATGCCATTGGGTGAGATATGAACCAGATAAAAAGGAAATGGATTTTAGTGAATTGGAAGAAATATTTGCCAGAGGAGCAAAGAGAAACAAAAAACACCAAGCAATTATAGACCGAGAATACGAAAAAGAAAGGGATAAATACAAGGGTTTTATTATAAACGGAATTTGGGAAGAAAAAACCTGTGCCTGCAACCACGAACACTATTTGGAAGAACCTAGTTGGTTGAAACAATACATTGACGATAGGATAAATAATAGGTAGTAGGTAGTAACTTGGTAGTAATATTAGGATTTCCTAAAGTTACTACCCAAAAAACCAATAAAAATAAGGGTAAAAACAGATCGGTAGTAGCAGGTAGTAACTTGGTAGTAACTTTACGGTTATGTAAAGTTACTACAAAAAAATAACAAATTTAAACTATGATGAGCTTGAAAAGAGTTGTAATAATAGTAGCAATAAATAAAATTACAAAACATTACAAAAGGAAGGGGAAATTCTAATGAATACAGATTTAAATTTAAAATATATCAATCGTTCCACGCACGAATTAGAGACAGCCCTAAACAGGCTCAAGGAAATCCTACCTAGAATCGAACGGATTAATGATGCCAGCTTCGACTCCGAAACTGAAAAAACCGAGATAATTAATAAAATAAAAACAGGGATTTTTGAACTCGAAACTGTTTTAAAAACGAGGTCGTTTACTCCTACTATTCCAAAAAATAGATTTCTATATTTACCGACAGGCTCAAATGACAAAATAAATTTCCTAGAAATCTTTTATTGTCGGAGTCTGGAAAAAGATTTAAACGAAAATTTTAGATTGGAATTAGTGGGTAAAAACAATAGAATCCCATTAGGCAATAGTCTGTTCCACGACGTTGAACTACAAAATAAATTAGAGCGTTATATTATAAAATCGGCGACGCTTTTAAAACACTTCTTAGGTCTAGTGAGTTTATACACGGATTTTATAAACAAAAACAATATAGACCAAAACAATTTTGGCAAATCTAACTATTGTTTTTACTGGACTCCTAAAAATCACTTAACAGCTCTAGGATATAAAAAGAATAAAGGAACTTTTAGTAAAAAACTTATAAATGAATCTTTTGAGTTATTAGAGCTAATGGACAGACTAGTATTTAGGTTAAGGCACAAATTGACGGGCGAATTTATAGATTTTAAATTTTTAACTATCGATGTCAAACCGTTGACTAAGAAACTAAATACAGTTTTTCAATTAAAATTCTCAGATTGGTTCGATCCCCAGCTCTATCAAAAAATCCCTACACAGTTTTTGGAGTTCGACAGTAGACGGGAACGCGTCGAGTTATTGCTAGGGATTAAATTTTACAGCGAATTGAGACTCTCAAAAAATCGACTCCGCGAGTATAGGCTGAAAACCCTATTAGATTTTTTAGGTATGGACGACCCAAAAAATTCAGGTCGAGACAGGAAGCGGGTTCTGAATGCTCTAACAACCCTAAAAACTAAAAACCTACTAGATCACTCAATAGACGAAACCGACGGAAAGAATCCGCTAATAACAGTCAGGTTATTCCAGCGACCAGAACCGAAAATGCCTTACCAGTTGGCGGGAAATAAATTTCCAAGAATTGCAAAAACTACTATTTAAAAAAACTGAATAATTTCTCCCGTTTAGCAAAATTTAGCTTTAGTTAGCACCCCACATCTATGGGGTGTTGACAGAAGTGCACACAATAATAATACAACGATAATAGATAAAAATTCCCCCGATAGCAAACGGTAACATAAGATATTCTCATGAGAAAAACAGGCTTAGGCGGGGTATCCCCATTTGATATAAGAACTAGACCGAACGTATTCACACCACTAGATTCAACGGATACGATAAACAGGAAGGGTGAAAGTGTGATTTGGTTACGATTTCAACCTTGCCCTTGTCCTGCACAAGATCGTGTCCCGAATTGTCAAGTAAACGGTTGTTTTGATGGATATATAAGAACAACCGAAGAATCGGTAAAAATTATAGAAGAACCTAGCTGGAAAGTCGAATTAAATACTGTTTACACTAGGTACTCACCTATCCACTCAGTGGAATCTTGTGTCAGGAGCAACGATTCAGGCGGTGAAAACCTAACAGTCAAGCATATCAATGAAGATCATATAATCGTAAACGAAAACCTGAAATTTTGGCATTTAGTGACATTAAATTACAGAGTAAAACTTTCCGAAGAAGAAAATTTTGAGGTTGAAGGGAATGGGGAAAGAGTCGTTGAATTAGGTCTTTTGAGTGGTTCAAAAATCCTTCTAGAAATTATCAGTTTATTTGACTCAGAGGGGAAACCATTAAAATGGGTTGGGCATACGTTTAATTCAATAACATTCAATCAAAGGATTTTCGGAAAAATTACAGGAAGAATCAAGACATTTTCGGCAATAAAAATCGGTTACAAAACTTCCAAAACAGACCCAAGAAGCACAGAACAGGCTGGGATTAAATATAATGCGGGCGATATTGACCTTGTGCCTCCCTATTATGTAAATTTAGGAGAAGGTGATATTTTAACGTTTTTATATAACGTAAACAGAACTAGTCAATATGTGCCTTACAAAACTGGTTTAATTGATAGGTTAACCCATGCTCCGATAAACAAAGTGATAAATTGTTATAGCAAAAACGGAAACGAAATAGTGCAACATTTTGAGGGTCAAGATTTTGTTTTGTTAGGATACGATAGATTGCTTTGGATGGAAGGGAAAAAACCTTCTAGTGGATATTCTATTATGTACGATTATCATTTATCCTTTCGGGTTACTGGTTTCGTCGAGGGTGGTCAAGGAGAGGACAGATCGAATAAACCTAGATTATATAAAGCGAAGGTTATTACTAGCTATAATTCTTTAGGAAGTAAATAAAATTTTCCCCGATAAAATCAAATTTGCATATATTATTCCTATGCGATATTTGACTGGAAAAAACACACCGAAAGACACGCATTCAATAATTTCGTACGTAGTCAGTAACGAATCTTCTTTTGTTTCTGTAAAAATATTAAGCTCCGAAGTGAAATCTGGAGAAATTACAAATTTATCAAAAGATATTGTAATCAGAAACCAAAATTTACTAATTTTAGATCCTGATTTTGACGCTCCTGAAGGGTTTATTGAATCCGACCCAAACACATGGGGGGTTGAGTCACTTCCAAAAATTGTAGATGAATCTAAACAATATTGGGACTTTTTCAAATCCAGAGAATCTCTAGGTGGTGAAAAAGCAATATTTGAAACACTAATAGAAATGGGAGAACTTCCAAAAAATGGCACATACAAATAAAGAAGTTAATGGGAAAAGACCTCCAAACAGATTTATTTATTTATTAGATAAATTCAAAGTTTTTGTATTGTTTATGTACGCGTTCATAAAGTTCGCATACCAACAGTGGAAACTGCAATCGTCGTATGAAGTGAAAGAAATTAAGGATATTATTTGTTTGCACTTCCACCCAGAACTAGCTCCAGAACCCGCTTTAATGGAGCTTAAAAAGAATTTTATTGAATCTTACGTAAAATTGTATTCCAAAGACCCGATTTTAGTTGCGTTACCCTATGGATACAATATAAGCACTCTGAATTTAGAAGAATTTATTTCTGTATTAAATACCGATCAGGTTAACGAAATGCAACGGGCGTTATATAGGCGTAAAGGCAAAATCGAACTCGTAACCCATTAAGAGAAAATCCTAATGCCTACCGTTGTATTCTATCAAATTCCTCCCGAAGATGCAGTTATAGAAGTTTTAAAACCTATGCTTGCTGATTATGGACTCACTACGGACGAGGTTGGTAGAGGTGTGAGTGTTCCAGTTATTGCGGGTCATCCACTATTTACAGAAGGGATTTCCGAAGGTAGTGTAGACAGGGAATTTCCTAAAATCGGAGTTGAATGGACATACGATGAACGATTGGAATTTCTTGGTCAGGGATACGAAAGTTTTAAACCAAACGATGAATTTAGGGAAAAAATACAAGCCTATAAAAAGGCGTTACAGGATTCAAGAAGAGTCTCATCGGATTCTATCCTAGATGCCTTGTGCAGATCGAATTTAGTAGAGAAATTTCATCATAAGGTGGA